ATGAATAGTACGCTATTCATCCTTCGGTCCCTAATCGTAGATTGGGGGACCTAATGGCTATATCGACCTCAATTCATGATGTCATCCTCACCGTAGTTTCTACGATGCAGGGTGCCGTTACCTACGAAGTGTTTGACGGCCCACCTACCAAACTGCCGGGCAGGAAAGAAACTAAGTTTCTAGTCATCGGCGCGGAATCCCCTCTTACCGATGACGAAGCTCCCGTTTATGATGCGGCGACGATGGCTCAGGAATGGAAGGGTCTTGGCCAGAAGCGCCGCGAAGAGGAAATCCGTATCAACTGCGTGGCAGTCGGTAAGTCAACCACGGTGGCTATCGCTCGTGGGCTCGCAGTAGGAATTCTAGATGACATTGCTACAAATCTGCCGGTTCATCCGGGTAGTGACAATACATACAACGCGCTGATTTCCGAGGTTAATTCTACTCGTGTTCGCAATGTACCCGGTGGCGCTGTTGTGCAGATTCAATTCACCATTTCAGCGCACGCGAATCTATTCTAAGGAAATTACATGCTAAAGCGTTATGTGGGCCAGTTCAGTCCCGTGACTGTTGTCATTGCTGGCGAAGATTTCGGGCTGGTCGAGACGGGCGACACCATTGTAGTGCCCGACGATCTAGCTAACTCAGTTGCCTGGGCCGAAGAAAATTGGGCTGACGGCACTCCCGCCAAGGACAATTCAGAAGAGAGTGATAACTAATGGCAACTGGTTCAGGTCTTGATGCCCAGCTTGGGGTAAAGGATGAAGTAACCGTTGGAACTGCGGTCACGCCCGACCACTTCTTTGAGTTCGACAACGAACAGCTTACCAACCAGCCGAGCTATATCGAGGGTTCCGGCATTAAGGCCGGGCGTAAGTTTAAGAGTGTTAACCAGGCCGGTATTGCGCGTCAGGCCGCAAACGGTAAGGTCGAGATTCCTGTCATGATGAAGGGTTTCGGCTGGTGGTGGAAGCACCTTATTGGTTCGACGGCTAACCCGGTTCAGATCGGTACTGAGACTGCATACAAGCAGATTCACGTACCCGCTGGTCTTCGTGGTGTGTCGTTTACTTGTCAGATCGGCCGACCGGAAGAGAACACCGGGACTGTGCAGCCATATACGTACAATGGCTGTAAGGTTACTGACTGGAACCTTACCTTTGCTGACAACGCAAACACGCTGCTCGACTTCACTGTTGATGCGTTTACGGAAGTTACCGCAACTGGGCTGGCTACGGCCAGTTATGTTACCGGAGCACAGATTTACAACTTCTCGCACGTCAACAACTTCAAGATTGGCGGCACGGCAACTACCGCATCGGGTGAAACCACTATTGCGGGTTCTACTGCGGTTGCATCGGTTGTGTCTTCGATGACCATTACGGGCAAGAACACGCTGGAAACGACCCGGTATGGTCTGGGCAACTCCGGTGTTAAGAAGGAACAGCTTGAGACGGACTTTACCTCTATTACGGGGACGTTCAAGGGTGAATTCCTCCAGTCCGATTTCCAGTCTATCTTTAGTGGCGGTACTACGACTGCTATTCAGATCGACTCGCAGGGGCCGGTTATTCAGGGTTCAGATCACTACCTGCTGAGCGTAATCATGCCAGCTTGTAAGATCACCAAGGCTGCTCCGTATGTGTCAGGCCCCGGCCTGGTCACGGTAGACGGAGAATTCATGGTATATGACCCAGATGACGGGTCTAACCCGCCATTCCAGCTCAAGTACGTGAGCACCGACACCGTAAGGTAATTGTGTGGGCGAACGGGCCGCATTAGCGGCCCTTCGCTCCCTTTTTTTGGAAAGAGGTGGCAAGGATACAACAAAAACTGATATCACTACAAGAAAAGTGAAAATGTCTGATAAACATAGGAGTCGGGTGAAGTGAATGTAACTAAAACATTCAAACTACCTTATAGCTAACATTTACCTATGGGTAGTAGGAGTAGTCCGACAGAGTTGGATAAAGATAATGAAGGAGTATTTGTTGATCAGACCAAACCATAAGAATCTCTGTATTCTTGAGATAAAC